GGCATTTGCCATTTCAGACATGATCGGGAAGCCAACGCAAATCATGGTACGGCAGGGCGCACGGCAAAAGGCTGTCTACTTCAACAGGCAGATCATGACGCCCAATGGCCCGGTAATAGAAAACGACATTGCTATGGCGCAGGTCAAGGTCGTGCTGGAGGACATACCCGCAACGCCAACCTACCGTGCACAGCAGTTGCAGGCATTTTCTCAGATCGTACAGGCCGCACCTCCGATATATCAGGCCGTGCTCTATCCGGTCATGCTCGAACTCTCTGACATACCGAATCGGCATGAATACGCGGATCAATGCCGGAAAGTGGGCGGCGTGCCTGGGAAGATGACGCCAGAGCAGGAACAGATCGATGCTCAGAAACAGGCGCAGGCAGAGGCCATACAGCAGCAGATCATCATGCTTGAAATGCAACTCAAACAGGCCACGATAGCAAAAGAACAGGCGGCGGCCATGAAGCTGCAAGCCGAGGCTCAGAATATTGGCGCACCGCAGGAAACAGAAACAGGCGGCGATGAGCAGCAATACGCGATGGTCAAGCTGCAAGCGATGGAGCAAGAGCTTAAATCATTGCAGCAGATGCAAAAGCTGAATGAACAGATAGGCCAGCTAAGGTTGCAACTCGCGGACAAGTCTGCCGAACATCAGCTGAAATCGCGGGAACTCGACATCAAGGAGGAACAGGTTCGGGTGGATGCGACTGCAAAGGCTGAAGATCTGGTGCTGAAGCATATCGCCGCCAACAGACCAGAGCCGCAGGAGGCGAAAGCATGACGACGATTGAAGAAGAAGCTGTATGGCTGTCGAAGGCTGTGCTCAGGCTGGAGGGCAAAGGATATATCCAGACAGGCGATGAGGAATCGGAACTTGACTGCGAACATTTGCGGCGTATAGCGATTCATCACGCAAGAAAGATACAGTCATTGACGCTTGAGAAAGAGAAAGCCGAGCATGATTAAATTTCTCGATACGGCCTTTGTACGCGGCGTGCTGTTCACGCAAGGCATGATTGCCGAGTTTGATGACATCACCGAGAGTGATTTAATCAGGGATGGCGATGCTGAAACTTATGTGGCACAGATAAGCGGCACGATAGACCACGCGACCACGGCAGACACAGCGACGAACGCAACCAATGCGACAAACGCGATAAACGCGCAATTTGCCACCAGCGCACAGAGCGCAGTCACGGCATCAAGCGCAAACACTGCAAATACGGCGACAAGTGCGAACACAGCCAATATCGCTACTACGGCACTGAGCGCAACCAACGCCACCAATGCCGACCACGCGATCACTGCTGATACTGCATCTACTGCTGACCATGCAACGACTGCATCATCAGCCAGTAGCGCTACAAACGCCACTGCTGCCGAGGGAGTAGTGTCGGCAGGGACTATCGTAAAACCGGTACTGGCGCGGCCAGTGGAATTGCTGAAGGGATCGGCGCTGGCTGTCTCTTGCACCAGCACCGGACGAGATGAAGTTCTTGAATCGTTCTCCATTTCTGCCGGGACCGTTGGAGTAAACAGCATCCTCCAGATCGAACCGCTGTGGGCATATACAAACAGCGTAGACAACAAGATTTTAAAGGTCAAGGTCGGCGGCGTCACAGTCTTTAGTGGAACGCGCACAACATCAACGCGGGAGGCGCCGCTAATTGTCCTTGCGAACCGTAACTCCCTAAGTTCGCAAATCCGGCCAGTTGACGGAAACTACTACTCTTCTGCAACTGGCGCACCGACGACATATTCAATTGATTTTTCAGTGAATGTTACAGTCGAGTTGATAGGTCAACGCGCCAGCAGTGGCGACACGCTCACGCTGGAGTATTTTCGCGTCATGCACTTTATCGGGGAGTAGATGTGACCAACAGATATTTCGATTCCGTCAATGGCCTGGACACCAATGACGGGCTTACACCTGACACGGCAAAGAAGAATTACAACCCGAACGCGACAGTAGACGGTGATAACTTCCTGTTCAAGCGCGGCACTACGCAAGTCATCACAGGCACTTCGCTCCAGTGGGTACGCAGCGGGATAAGCGACACGCAGAGAACAAAGTATGGTGTTTACGGTGAGGCGCAAGTCCCGTATGTCATATGGCAGGGGAGCGCTACATCGGGCGGTAGAATCCTGAACGCTGCCAAGTCAAAGTACATCGACTTCGAGGATTTTTACTTTGACATGACGACTACCCAACTGTCTGATTCCGTCTATTGCGCTTCACAAGGCGGAACAGAAACAGTCGGGAATGCTTTTCGCAGGTGCTTCTTTGAAGGAGCAGGAAACTCCAGCAGTTTCGGCAACGGCCTCCAGATTGTGCAGGAAACCTCGTCATCTGCCGTCTGGCCGAGAGATTTTGTTATAGAGGATTGTGAATTCTTCGATAACGACACGCACGGCCTGATCGTCATCGGGGCAAGAAATATCGTCGTACGACGTTGCAAGTTTTACCGGAACGGGGCGAACGATCCGGACGGAGGGCACGGTTTCTCGTCCCGCTGGAACCGCACGGACGCTACAAGTGGATGGACAAATACATCCGGAACAATATGGCAGAGGACACTAGCTGCCGCCGAAACAGACGTGTACTACATGCAGTGTAATGTAGTGGCAATTCCGAGACTCAGAAGGACATCTGGAACACAGACGGCGCCAGCAGTGGGAGAATTTGGAGTGTCTGCGGGAGTGCTATACATCAACCTCAATTCGGCATCCAATCCCTCAACTCAAGCTATCCGCTATGCCTGGGGGCGGTGCTCCGGCCTGATCGTTGAGGGCTGCGAGTCTTATGAGAATTACTGGAATCCACTGGCGCCTTATCATGAAGGCCACGGATACGCATTTGACGACTTTACCGAGGACTCTCAATTCCTGCGGAACATAGCCTATAACAATCAAGGGGCGGGATTCTCGGTCAACAGGGGGGACCGCAACGCCATCATTGGCAATGTTGCATACGGCAATTGGCAATCAGCAGTAATGCTCAACCCATGCGATGACACGCAGATAATCAACAACACTTTCTACAGTAACAACGCCGGGACGACAGGCGCGCACTCCGGCGAAGTTTTCTCGTGGGGCAACAGCAAGAGCGGCATTATTTCAAATAATATCCTGCTACCTGTTTCAGCATACGGGATCACGCTAGAAACCACGGATACCGGGTTCACTGGCGAGAAAAACTGCATCAACGGATATACATCAGCAGCAGAAAAAAATGCCGTGGTAACAGGGACTATTTCCACTGCTCCAGCGCTTGATGCCATCTACAGGCCGACCGCGACTGAACTTAAAAGGACTGGGGCTACCGTAATCGGGAAGGATTATTACGGAAAGCGTTTTTACGATCCCCCGAATATCGGGGCCGTTGATGACGTAACGACTACTCCGCGCTACTTCTTGAAACCATAGGTTCATTCGCAAGTTTTCCAAGAGCCGCCCACTGAGGCGGCTTTTTTATTGCCCGGATGGGCCGCGCTAACGGCGAAACCGCAGTCTTTTACCAACCCTGCATTTTGCAGCGTGCTCACGACGACACAGCAGTGGAGGCAATGATGGACATAGAACTCACAGACGAACAGATTGCAAAGCTAACCCCTGAACAGATCACCGAATGGGATGACAACCCCGAATCAAGAGAGGCGATTCTGGCAGGACTGGGGAAGCCCTCTGAAGAATCGACCGACGAACCCGAACAGGAAGAAGAGGACAGCGCGGCTAACGGCGCGGGCGAAAAGGACGAGGAAGAGCAGGAACAGGAGGAGGAAGAGCCTGTTGTCCTGAACAAGAGTGGCAAGGGAACAATTCCGTACGAAAAACTCAAGGAACTTCGAGTACAGAACGCAGAGCTGAGGGCGCAGCTGCAATCATTGCAGAACACCCAAGCCGAGCTTAAATCCCTGCGGGAACAGCAAGCCAAGGCGACAACACCTGAACGCCGTACTGAACTTCAGAAGCAGCTTGTAGAGCGCATCAACACTCTGAAAGAGGACTTTCCGGATATCGGAAGCTCTTTGGATTCGGTCAACGAAATCATCTCTGACCTGGCGCGAGAAATCGCAGAAGATAAGGCCATGATGAAGAAGAAGGCCGAACAGGAAGAGACTGAGAAGAAGCGCATCGAGGAAGAGCAGAGGCGCATTATCGACGAGCAGGTACAGGAAGCCAAGGAAGCTAATCCCGATCTTGTCCATTGGGAAGCGAACGATCCTGACGCATGGCGCGAAGCATTGATGCAGGATCAAGCGTTGCTTGCCATCCCCAAATGGGCGAAGAAATCCTACGAGGATCGATTTGCAGAAGTCGTCAAGAGAGTAAGAGCCATCATGCCTGAAGCATCCGCACCAAAAAAAGAACCTGAGCCGGAAGAGGTAAAGACCAAGGCGAAAGCCAAGATCACAGCCGCTCCCGCTCGTAAACCAACAACCCTGTCGGATATCCAGGGCGGCGCAAATCCAGCATCTGAATCTGAGCAATTGCAGAACTTAAGCCCGTTTGAACTGGCGCAAAAGCTCATGAAGATGCCGGATCAGAAAGCCGCTGCCATGAGAGCCGAACTCGATTAAGGAAATTTAAAAATGGCTGAAACAAACATTGCAAGCGGCAGTTCGCTTGCTGTAAAACATTACTCGGCGGCGCTGTTCGCAAATACGCTGAAAGGCACGACCGCGATTGACAGTCTCGTCGGCCCGGTCGAGCCTTCTGCTGCTATGCAAAAAGTAGCTGGCCAGACTTCTCCCGGCCTGCCCATCGTCCGCATTGACAACCTGATGAAATCTGCTGGCGATGTCGTATCGCTCGATCTGGTTGACACCGTGGGCGGCGAGCCGCTGATGGGCGATGTGAACCGCGAAGGCAAAGGTAGCGCGCTGTCCTTCTCCTCGATGGAAATCAAGATCGACCTGGCTTCCAAGGTCATCGACGCTGGCGGCAGCATGTCGCAGCAACGCACGAAGCACCAGTTGCGCGAAATCGCACTGGCGCAATTGTCCGGGTACTTCCCACGACTCGATGCACAAGAAACACTTGTACATCTGGCGGGTGCGCGTGGTTCGCAGACTGGATCGGATTGGACAGTGCCGCTTCAGACCGCATCCAATTTCGCGTCGATCATGGTCAATCCTGTCAAGGCTCCGACCTACAACCGGCACTATGTCGTCAATGGCGCAAACCTGACCAGAGGCGGGCAGCAACTCGGCTCCGTGGTTTCAACCGATGTTCTGAAGCTGTCGCATCTTGACCTGTTGCGCCGGATGCTGGACGACATGGATCAGCCCTTGCAGTCCGTGAAGCTGCCCGGCGACCGCGCCGCTCAGACTTCCAAAATGTGGGTATTCCTCGCCACTCCCGCGCAATACTCTCTGCTGCTGACAGAAGGATCGCTCCGCGCTTTCCAGCAAAACGCAGTTAACCGGGCGGCATACTTCGACACACGCCACCCCCTGTTTGCCGGGGAGGTTGGAATGTGGAACGGCATTTTCGTTATCAAGAACGAGCGTGCAGTTCGGTTCGCCATCAGCGAAACCACCAAGGTCGTCACGGCCGCCAACGCTGCAACCGCAACCGAGACAGATCAGGTTGTCAATGCTGGCCTGACCGCTGGCTATGGCGTCGAACGCGGCTTGTTGCTCGGCGCTCAGGCATTGGGTATTGCCTACGGCAAGACCAAAGTTTCCGGCATGCAGTTTGGCTGGAAAGAGCACTGGTACAACTTCGAGAGCAACCTGGAAGTGATGGGCGAGAAGGTTTGCGGCAAAGCCAAAACCCGCTTCTCCATCGACGACGGGACAGGCTCGAAGGTTCCCACCGATTTTGGCGTGATCGCCATTGATTCGGTCGTTCCGCTGCTCTCTTGATAAACAGCACAACGCGGGACGAGAGTCCCGCTAGTCCCACAATCGTAAGGAGATTTACAAATGGCAACACATAGCGCACCTGATTTAAACAGCAAGGCCATGCCGATGGGCGGCTACGGCAATGCTGCCGTGGTATGGGGAACGGTAACGCCTTCGTCCGGCGCATTGGCAAGCGTGTACCGTCCTGTACGCATTCCGGCTGGCATGACTGTAACCGGGTTAAAGATCAGCAACGCCGACCTCGATACAGGCGGCACGGCATTCGCGGTAAAGATCGGCTACACGCCGGTAGACGCTGACGCTGGCCCAACCGCTGACGACGATTATTTCTCTGCTGCAACGACCGTCCTTTCCGGCGCGGCACTAACAGATCTGAGGTTCACGCCCATCAAATTCGAGAAAGATGTGTATGTCGACCTGACCGTGACAACGGCGGCAACCACTTTTGCGGCTGGAGCAATCACGGCAATCGTCAACGGAGAGGCAACCGGGATCAAGTAAGTTTTACCTTGTGGCCGTGTTAAGGGCGACTCTCGCGAGTTGCCCTTTTTTTATGGACGAAAACAATGCTGATTAAATATTTACCTGGATACCGCAAGCAGGACTCGATCCACGGTGTTGGATTGTGGTGGGAACCCGGACAGGTACGCAACGTAAGCCCGGAGGTCGCGGAAAAGCTGTGCGCCTATACCGACACATGGGAAAAGGCAGAAGAGAGCGCTGTGGGGGCTGTGGATGCGCCAGAGATAGGCTTAAACGAAGCTGGCAAGCCGGTTGAAGAGCCTGTGCCTGTTATTGACTTTCACGCCATGAACAAAGACGCGCTGATTAAATTCGCTGAGACGAAATACAACGAAAAGATCAGCAAGCGTCTGAGCGAAAACACGATCAGGCATAAAGTGATTGACCTGTTTTCCAAGAACGAGATGGACGGCTGATGTCTTTCACTTACCAGAACGTTGTGGATCTTGCCCGAAAATCGCTCAATGACGAGGACAAGGTACGCTATTCGGATAGCGATCTGCTGTTGTTCGCCAATCACGGTTTGCTGGCTCTGATAAAGCGCCGTCCTGATCTTTTCATAGGGCAGTTTGCAAACCTTCCCACCGGAGAATCTGGTTTGACTGAATACCTGCAAATCGA